CACGGTATTTTCTTTACGTGCTACCTTGTTAACATCAGCTTCAATGGCACGAATAGAAGAGTTCCATGCGTGTTTGGTTTCAAGGTAAACACCGTTCTTTATAATTTCAAAGTTTTCACGTTTCATAACTGCTTTCCTGTTTTGGTGTTTTGCTTAACTTGAACTCAGTATCGCACGACTACGAGGAGAAAGCAAGGAAATTGTCTAAAATCTTTTCAGCCTGACCGGGTTGGTCACAAACGTAGTACTCAAAGCCAAAGGACTCTAGTAGTTTCTGTACGATTTTTTGAGCGGGGGACTGGGTGGACTTAGGCTTTTTAAACTCTATAAAAAACACCTTACCACCGGGGCAGATGACACTTCTGTCGGGGAATCCTTTCTTGCGGAGGTATATAAGCTTTAGTGCTTTGCAGCCATTACGCTCAGCATACTTGCAAAAAGGTAACTCAACGTCATCCTTTTCTTTTATCTCAGATGCTTTGGCTTTGGTTTTACTGGCACGGGATAGGAAGTCTTGGGTTGACATAGGGGTATGGGTAACCCTAACCAGCCATTAGACCAGTCAGGGGTAGTACCATTACTCGTCTTCGCTTTCTTCGTCAGCGTCGGTTACTACAACGTCCTTGCATGACTCGGCGAACTTGCGAATGTTGGTCACCATTGCGGTTGCAGCTTCCATGATTTCATCAGCAAGCGTATCAATGGCATCTGGGTCACTGGTCTTAAACGTGGTGTTTACTTTAGCACTAAGCTCGCGGACTTCGCTCTTGCTTTCACGTGCATCTTTACGGGCTTGAGCGCGGTTGGTACGTTGCTCTTTACGCTCTTCTTTGGTGGAGTCAAGCTCTTCACGCAACGTACGCTGCTCTTCAAGCAAAGTTTTTTTCTGCGCTTGGATTTCTTTCATTTTGGATTGTTTAGCGGACATAATAAATTACCTTTGGTTTGTTGGTTATCCCGGCTGTTACCGTAAGCTTCACTATAATGTTACACCGAGTAAGGGTAAAGAGGTTTTCTTGTTATTTGAAACCAATTTGCTTCAGCATATCTTTGGCCTCATTTATGTACCAGTTAAAATCAATGTCTTCTGGCATGGTATCCGGTAGTTTCATCAGTGGTACAGCTCCGTCTGACCTTGGTACTTTGTTACCGCTGGTGCTGTAGAATAAGGCGTCTAGCTCATCAGCGCCGTAATACCATCTAACAGCCTTGCCAATATAGCGCTCGCCCTTTACAGCTCCGCCATTGACCGTTCTAATGCTTACAAACTGCCGGATGTCAGCACAAGCCCGTATAGTTTCTTCAACCGGCTTGCCGTCCGTTAAAAATGCCTTAACCGCGTTAGCACATACTCCGTTAGTCGGGTTACTTCGTAATTGGTAAAAATGGCTACCTTGATCAGCATAAGCTCCTTTACCTTTAACTCCATCAGCCTTAACCGCTATGTAGTTGTTAACGTCCCGGCTGTTAATGCTAAGGTAATCCGCTGGTTCCATATCGTAACCAGTATCAATTTCCCACTCCAGCACTAGGTCTTCCACAAGCCCTTCTAGCGCCCTTGGTATTTTGGTTACTATACCGTCCGTGTTGGCACTTATAACCCCTATACCGGCTTGCTCAAGGCGCTCAACTAGCATTAGCAAGCTTAACTGCCCGGTTATGGTTACCTGCATCATCAGGTCTGGCGCGTACAAGCAAGACCAAACACTGCCTAGTTTGCCAAAAGAACCATTGATGGTAATCTTCAAAGACTCATTTATGGCGTTCCAATATTCGTAAGCTTTAGTATCTCCTTTATCCTTAGTTTGTTTGGCTTTCTTCTTAGCGTGTAACCGCTTTGATACTATGGCTCTATATATCTTAAGGAATGGTTCGCCGAGGTGCCTCGGGGTTAATTTGTTTAAGAGTATTATAAAAGGATAAAAAGCAGCAACATCGTATTCCCGCACTATATAATCTTCGTCAGTTACGTGACGGGCTTTCTTTTCGTTGCTATGTACACCGCCGATACCGACCGTGTACAGTGTGTTTCCCATTGTAAATTTTTGCTTGGTCTTCTTTTCCGGCATCGCGCCTTTATTCTTACCAGACTTTATACGGTCGTCTTCCTCAAGTTTAAAGTTAAACACCATGTATCCGTTTTTATCAACAGTAAAGGGTAAGGTACAGTATTGTTCTAATATATCCTGTAACTGCTCAGTCTGAAAACTGATGTTAGCTGGCGGACGGTAGCGGAACCGAGTACCCAGTTCTATCTTTGGTCGGGTAGCTTTTATATCATAACGCTCATCTAGTTCACGCTTAATAACTGACTCGGCTATTTGTGCGTCAGACTTTGAGCGTAGGTCTATTTCATGTTCTTTGCTCATTGAAACCCGTAGGTTAATTTCTGGTTCAATTGTTTTAAATAGTTCCTCAGTATCTATTAAGTCCAAACCGCAATAGTAACGGATATCAGGTAATTGGTGTTCCTGTACCTTATCCCAATGATTAATCGGCATATCCATCATTTCTTTTATGTGCATACGACCGGCATAAATCTTAAGAGAAGCCTTTAGTGGAGCAACTTCTATCAGGTCAATATGGTCTAGCTGTAGCTTTGCCATACCAACCTGCTTTCTTACTTGCCAAGGTTGCAGTTTCTCCTCTATTATCATTTGGCTTACTTTATAGATGGCCTTGTTGCTTAACCCGGCAACTGCTGCTTCTATAATAAGAGCATCGTACTTTATGCCATTGAAAGTTATAATGGTATATGTATTTAGAAGATGTAGGATATTCTTTACATTAAGTTCAGAGTCATTGAACTTTTCAAAGTAAAGAACATCCCCGGTTGATACCTTCCTAAACATAACCAGTAAGTAATTAGGAAGGCATTCTATATCTAATGTAACAAGAGTCTTATGGTCCATGCTTATCCCTTATCTTACGCCCTTGTTAGCCGTTACCGTTTCCTGGCTGTTGTATTGCCCTTTGACAGCATAGCTCTGTTCACTTGGTACAGGCTCACAAGCAAAGAAAACCATTTGCCCTATCTTCATACCGGGTTTGATAAGAAGACCGTGGTGCTGAGTAACATTGGTCAGCTCCAGGGTTAGTTTACTATTATTCCAACCGGGGTCACACCAACCAGCCATTAGATGCTGAAGCCCTGAGCGAGCCAAGGAGGACTTCAACTTATATTCCGCGGCTACCCAGTTAGGAAGGTTAAAAGTTTCTGCTGAGGTCGCCAGAATAAAGTCACCGGGTAAAAGTGAATATCCTTGTTTGCCTATAAGTATCTCCTTCATATTAAGCGATTCTTTTTCTTTTAGGTCAACTACAGAACCGGGTATGTCTTTTTCTTCAACCAGTATACGGTCACCGATAGTTATGTCAATAGTAGCGCCATTGATATATTCTGGGTTTGCATCTATAACCCCTGACTGAACAAGATGTAACAACTGAGTATAAGAAATAAGTGACATAATATTATCCTCTAATGTAATCGGGGTCTTGGTTGGTATAACCTGGACCAGCGCCAAAGTCTTCTTCGCTGATAAGTTCCTCTATTAACATTCTTGCTGAGTCATAATGCCCTTCAACAATAAAATTAATAATACGTCTTTCCTGTAATGGTAACTGACAGCTGAAGAAGAATGTAAATTGATCAATACGTATTTGGGTTGTATTGAATGTTAGGAACTCATACCACTTATTAACCGGCATATATACGCCGCGATCTCCTGCTTTTGCCAAATAATGAATAGCCTTACGCAAGTCCTGGACGCCATTCTTGTCTCGCCAACGGCTGATGTATTTGGTAGCACAAGCCAACAAGTAAGGCATTCTTACGTCGCATACATAGTCCCAATGCTGGTACTTGATGCGGTAATGGGTTCCGCCTATTTGCATATCATTAGGTTCCATTACAGTTCCTCCATTTCACGGGTGAATGCTTCTACCATCTCTGACGCTAGTGCTATAGCACTAAGGTTGTGATAGCCGTACATAACATTGATAATGAATTTGCGCCATTTACGGAAAGGGCGTTTGGCACAAACCTTACCTTCCTTTACCTGTTGTATGCAGTACCACATTCCGCTTAGAGTATCTGCTAGTTTAAGGAAGTAAGCTTCCTCTGGATGCAAGTTAAAGTGAACGCCGTTATCTTCTTCCCAGTGACGCTCAAGTTTGTCCAAAACACTTTTCAGTTCTGGGCTTGCTTGTTTGATAGGGAATGGGATATCCCCTGTATAATACTCAGCCGCGTCATGGGTTAATGCCGCCAGCAATAATTCCTTGGAACATTCTGGATAGATATGTTGCAGTATCAAAGCAACTTCCCATTCATGCTCACTGTTTTTCTGTTTGTCCATACCGATACTATTATGGAACCGAACCACGTTACCGCTTTGCAATACCTTACGAATATTCATTATTTAGATCCTTTCTTAGCACGAGTTACCAACCATTCACTAGCAGCCATACACCAGTCGTCAGCTAATATACAACCGGTATGATTAATAGCTTCAATCGGCCCTTGCTCTTTATGAATAAGGTAAACCCGTAACATTGGTAAAACCAGTTCTTCAAAATAAGCTGATTTCCAATAGGTTCCGATAGCTACTTCAGCCAAACCAAAGTCATCATATAGATCAAAAAACTGCTTCAAGTCTTGGTTAAACCAACGCATACCAGCATGGGACATTGTAACCAAACGCTCGCAAGACTCATACGGATTAAACCCTCCTTGGAACCCTTCATTGGTGCGGTTATAAGCATCGCCAGCGGCTCCCTCAGTGTATACATGGAAACTGTTACTAACCTGACTATATGTACCCATGTTAACGCCTAAGCTGGCGGCAACGTATTCCTGGATCATACTAAACTGTACCACGTTAGCACCGTAGGCTCCCCATATCATATCGTTGGAACGGTTAAATACAGTCATGTCCAACCGCTGGTTACGCATACGGAATACAATGGACATATTACAGGCTTTATCCCTAGTGTCCTTATTAAGGTCTGCTGAGTCCCATATCTGGCATACTGCCTGACGGCTGTTAGGGTCGTTAGTTAGAATATCAATAACCTCTTCTATTTGGTCAAGGTCGCAGTTACCCGAATCATTGAACTGGTTGCGTAGCCTGTAACCGTAAGCAGCGTTAAAGGTTTTGGTATCATCACTGAAGTCAACCATACGCTTGTTAAACTCAGACAGGAATTTAACATCATCACGCCCTGCTAAAATCCAAAGGGATTCCATAAAGTGGAAGAAAGGGTTGGCGTCCCTAGCAGAGCTGACTAGGACGCGCTGAGCAGGGTTTTTGTAAACAGTGGTTACGGGTGCAGGTAACTCCAGGGTCATACCGTTACGGCTTGGTACGGCTACGCCTTGCGCCTTCATTAGCCTTAGCCCTTGGAATAGTGCGTCGTTAACATTGTTGGCGGTAATTACATACATAATCTAAACTCCAGCATATTTGCGTTTGGAACGACCGGTCTTATTAGTTACCCTCATAAATTTGTCAAACTCGCACATCGTATTTTGAAGGTTTTGATAACAAAGGATATCTAAAATACTATCCGGCAATTCATACTCAATTAATTCATAAGCTTTGTCAATAGCGGTTTGGTAATTACGGGCTGTTATCTTCTCCTCCCAAAACCATTCTAAGCCTCGCAAGCTACCCGGCCCTGGAGCACTAAAGCTAAACCAGTCCGGAGCCTTATTTAATGGGTGATCTATTGTATTCTTAATATCAGCCACTACTTGACCCGCTAGGAAACTTGCTAACCCTTCCACTGTCATCAACCGCTTGTGTGCCTCAGTCAGTGTAACGCAATTATCAATGATGTCTTTACGTTTTGCAAGTTGTTTTAGTAAATAAAGACAGTAGTCCGCTTTCGGCATCGCCTTACCATTAGTGGATATAATGTAAGCGCCGTTCCATATACGCTTACCGGCTGCTTTACGCTCAGCCAATATGGTTTCAGCATTTTGCAGCCATAAGCTAAAATCAGCGTCAAAGTCTATAGGCTGCATAAGCTCAGCAAGAGTATCCGGCTGGTTAAATATACGGGCTACCACCATAGCAAAGGTATAGGAAGCCGCTGTAGACTCCTCAGCGCCAAAGTCATCAAGCCCTGTAGGGTAAAGCAAGTTATTACGTATCCACCGGGTAACGCGGTCGTCCTCCCGGTTGACGTTGCAAAAATAAACCTCCTGCATAACCTT